TGTTCCACGAAAACTTTCACATATTCCGACCCCAACTTTCAAGTCAGAAATAAAACCCAACCCTCATGTCTCCCGCTCCTAACCTCAGATATCTCTTCCAAATAGATGTTCTGCAAGGCAAAAGAAGATCTGACGACTCACGTGATCGACTGATCGCTGATTTCCAGACCTTTGAGCAACCTGAACACCAGGCCCCCCGAGACAAGCATTACTTAAGAGCGCTTAAAGTGACAGAATCTCTTTTCAAACCCAAGAGAACTCTTCACCCGATCGCATTCCCCGATCTCAGGTACTACCCCTGGACTAAGAACGTTTCCGCTGAAGCTCCCTATACTCATAAAGCCCGCTATGCTCGTGAATTACGACAAATGCAAGCCGATCTCCTTATCTCCGACTCTTCCCCTACCTTCCATAATCTCGAAGACACAATCTTCCGTGACAACAGGACATTCATTCATCAAATTAAAATGGACATCCTAATTTTTGGAACGAAGATGGTACCCCCAAGCACTACTTCTGGAACACACTGCACTCCCGAGCGCATGTTGTGGACAAAGACGACGACGACAAGATTCGTGCCGTTTTCAGAGTCCCAAAGCTATTACTAATGGCTGAAAACATGTTCATCTGGCCGCTTCAAGCTTACTACCTCAACAACAAAACTACATCTCACCCACTCCTCTGGGGAAATGAAGTTATGAAAGGTGGCTGGCAAAAGCTGTACAACCAAATCTATAGTAAGAAGTTTCATACTATCTTATCTCTAGACTGGTCAGAGTTCGACAAACGTGCACTACACGAAGTCATCGACGACGTCCACATTATGTGGCGAAGTTGGTTCGATTTCAGTTCCTATGAGCCTACCAACTACTACCCTAACGCTAGTCCTTCCCAAGATGGAAGTATTGACAAGCTCTGGCAGTGGATGACTGACTCTATCAAGCACAATCCCATCCTTCAACCCGATGGCAAATTGTATCAATGGACACGCAACGGCATCGCCTCCGGTTTCCAACAGACCCAACTCCTCGATTCGTTCGTAAATACCATAATGCTACTCACCACGCTCTCCGCAGCTGGTGTTAATATTGAATCCCGCTCCTTCTGGATCAAAGTTCAAGGTGACGACTCCCTTATCGCCATCCCTGAACGTATGTTTCAGATTCACGGCACTCAATTCCTAGATATACTAGCCGCAACCTCAGCCCGCTATTTCAACGCTAAACTGTCAACTCAGAAATCGTTCATCTCAGATGACCTCAATGGACAATATGTCCTTGGTTATTTTAACAGACACGGAATACCTTTCCGGTTTGATGACGACCTTCTAGCTCATCTCTTCTTCCCCGAGAGAGATCAGAGACTCGAAGAGACAGCTTCCGCCGCAGTTGGAATCGCAATGGCATCTATGGGATGCAGCAAAGTAGTCTATGACATTTGT